ATACAGATACAACTCTTTTACAAACTGATGCAAGCACAGATCGTGTTGGTGTTGGTGTTGCAGCACCTAATGGTAAATTACATGTTAAACAATCGTCAGCTACAGGTGCACAACCTGTTATTGAAATTGAACAGTTAGACCAAGACTATGCATTTATTAACTATGTAGGCACATCAGCGACTGATGGCACAAAAAGTTTATCTTCATCTTCCGCTACTGCTGGAAGTAAAGCAGGAGCAATACGGGTAAGAATTAACGGTACTGAGCGTTGGATTAGATTTTACGATAGCGCTGTATAGGAGACTAAATGACGCTAATTAAAGTTCAGGTAGCACCAGGAATAGATAAACAAGATACTGAATACGGCGCTGAAGGGCGTTGGATAGATTGTGATAATGTTCGTTTTCGTTACGGACTTCCAGAAAAAATAGGTGGTTGGTCTAAAGTATCTACGAGTGCTTTAGTAGGTGCCGCACGTGGTATTATAACTTGGTTTTCTTTAGATGGAGATCAATACGCAATTACTGGAACAAATAAAAAGCTTTACGCCTATCAAAATCAAGCATGGTATGACATCACACCAATAAGAGAAAGTGGTGCATCAATAACTAATTTTACAACTACTTCTGGATCTACATCGGTTACCGTAACAGACGCTAGTCATGGTGCTATAGAAGGTGACTTTGTTACTATATCTAGTGTGTCAGGTACTGCTAACGGTATTACAGCTTCTAATCTACAAGGTGAATTTGAAATACAATCAGTCACTGATACCAATAATTATGTTATAATTGCAAAAGCTGCGGCTAGTGGTGCTGGTGCTAGTGGTGTTACAGGCACAGCCGAATATCAATTAAATACTAATCCTGCTTTTTCTATTCAAGGTTATGGATGGGGTGCAGGTACATGGGGATTATCTACATGGGGTACAACAAGAGCTGGTCTTGCAGCACCAGACTCAGTACAGTTAGACTCAGGTAAATGGTCCTTGGACAACTGGGGTGAAGATGTTTTATGTCAGCAACTTAATGGTGGTTTATATTACTGGGATACTTCTGCAAGCACTTCAACAGTTCAACGTGCAGTTAGTTCCACAGTATCAAACGCACCTACATCTAGTAGGTTTGTATTAGTTTCTGGTACAGATAGACACGTCATTTGTTTTGGAACAGAGACAACAATAGGGTCTGCATCAACTAGAGATGATATGTTTATACGTTGGTCTGATCAAGAAAATGTTAATGAATGGGCGCCAACTGCTACAAATACAGCAGGATCACAAAGATTAACAGATGGATCAAAATTGGTTACAGCTAAACGTTCGCGTGGTGCTGTGTTAATTTGGTCTGATACAGCATTATATCAAATGTCTTTAATTGGAGCTCCATTTGTTTTTGGTTTTCAACAATTAGGTTCTGCTTGTGGATGTGTAGGATTACACGCAGCTGTTGAATCTAATGGTAGATCTTTCTGGATGGGTATAGATTCTTTTTTTGCATTCGATGGTTCAGTGCAAAAAATACCTTGCAGCGTAGAAGATTATGTATTTAAAGATATAGATGAAGCATCTCAAAAAGACACATTTGCAGGATTAAATACAGAGTTTAACGAGGTAACGTGGTTTTATTGTTCAAGTGGATCTAATGTTATTGATCGTTGTGTGACTTTTAATTATCAAGAAAACGTTTGGAGTGTTGGTAGTTTAGCTCGTTCTTCATGGTCTGATAAAGGTGTATATGGGTTTCCATATGCTTTAGATTATAATTCAACTGACACTACTTCAACTATTAGTACAATAACTGGTCTTACTGCAGGCAGAAGTTTTATGTATGCACAAGAAAATGGAAATGATGCTGATGGTGTGGCTTTAGCTTCACATGTTACATCTGGTGATTTTGTTATTCCTGAAGCTGGTGAAAGATTGATGTCTATAAAAAGATTTATTCCTGATTTTAAAAATCAACAAGGAACTGTTAATGTAGAATTAAATTTTAAATTATACCCTGCAAGTAATAGGGTTACTAATGGACCTTACGCAATTACAACATCAACAAATAAAATTGACACAAGAGCTCGTGGAAGACAAGCTTCTATAAAAATATCAACATCAGCTATAGATACAGCGTGGCGTTATGGCACATATCGTGCAGATGTACAACCGGATGGTATGAGATAATGGCACAGATAAATATACCAAGATTACCACAAGCACCTTCTGAGTATAGTGAATCACAAATTAATCAATTAATACAAACACTAGATCAGTTAGTGCAATTATTAAATAGTTCTTACACACCAGAAACACTTCGTAATGATGATGAAGCTTTTAACTGGTTTATATCATAATGGCTAACGCATATAAAAAAGTAATGGAAACTAAATCATCTACGGGTGATCATAGTATATATACATGTCCAGATGCTACTACAACATTAATTAAAACAGCGTGGGTATACAATGGATCTGGCGGATCAGCACAATTAACACTAAAAATCAACAGTACAACAATTGCTTATGATGGTGCTGTAGCAGATAAATATACAAAATCGTGGTTTTATCTTGCTTCTGGTGATATAGGTATATTAGAAGCCGGAGATATATTAAAGATCAATACAAATGCACAGCCAATTACGGTTTATTTAAGTTTATTAGAGATATCATAATGATTGAAAACATACAAAATACTTGCTATAAGGAGAGATTATGCCTATAAAAGATGACGGAGTAGTAGAGTACGTTGAGATAGATGGCGAACAGGTACCAAAGATCGTTGTCCCAGCAGAAATAACTATTACCAATACGGAAACAGGACAGGAATATGGTTCAGCTAAAGAAGCTGATGACGATGTTGCAGATCCTGCAACTGCTACAAAATCGGAACACATCAGACAAGATATAGTGATCCAAGCAGCAATTCACAAAATATTAGAAGGTAAAGCGGGAGACGTATAATGTTTAGTTTAGGCGCAATGGGAATAGGAGCACTAATAGGTGCTTTAGGTTCAAAACAACGAGGTGGAAATCTTGTTAAAGGTGCGCTTACTGGTGCAGCTCTTGGTGGCATTGGTGGAATGCTTGGTAATAAATTTGGAATAGGCGGAGCTGGCACTAAAGCTGGTGGTTTATTTGGATTTGGACAAAAAATGATGCCTAATGCGTTGGCTTTAGCTGGTATTGGTATGGGAACCGAAATGCTTGGTCAACAAGAAGCAAACGCGGCAGCGTTAGCTGGTAGAAGAAGATGGTTAGATGAAGAAGAAGAGAGAAGAATTGCAAGATTAAATAAAATAGCTGGCTACGATGTAGCTGATTCTAAAAACTTTTTAACCCCTAATAAATTTTTTGGTTTAGCAAGAGGTGGAATAGCTCAACTTCCAGGGTATGAAATGGGAGGAGAAGTTATAGAAGAAATGGGTGAAGAAGTAGCGATGTCAGAACCACATCCAATGGAAGGCTGGCATGATATGTATAGTAATATGATTGGTTCTGGAGAGATTCCTAGTAGTATGTCATTTGACGAATTTATGGAAGATATTGTTCCACAACTAGATATTGATATTCCAATGGCAGCACGTGGTGGCATGATGGAAGTAAGTGAAAATTATGATGAAGAATTAATGATGAATAGTGGTGGCATAGCAAGAGTTCACGCTAAAGATGGTTTATGGGCAAACATACATGCTAAAAGAAAACGTATTGCTGGTGGTAGTGGAGAAAAAATGAGAGCACCAGGATCAGCAGGTGCACCAACAGACAAAGCTTTAAGACAAAGCCAAGCAACTGGTGGCATAGCTGATTTAGACATGCGTAGTGGTGGTCATTCAATAGGACCAGGCACTGGAACATCTGATGATGTACCTGCAATGTTAAGTGACGGAGAGTTTGTTGTCACAGCAAAAGCTGTAGAGAACTTAGGCGGTGGTGACCGTATGGAAGGAGCGAAAAAAATGTATTCAATGATGAATAGTTTAGATCCTAATTCCCAAACACCTGGAGAGATGAATTATGTTGGGCATGGATGATAGATTGGAGATTTCTTACTCTTGAAGATATAGAGTGGGTAAATAAAGTCGGCAAACAAATGTTTGCTGAGTCGGAGTGGAAAGAAGGAGAGTACGATAATGAGAAGATAAAAAAATATCTTCACCATGTCGCGAATCATCCCCTCTATATGTGTGGACTTATAGGGTTAAAGGATGATAAAAAAGCTGGCTTTCTCATAGGTCAAGTTGGCGAGTATAGGTTTATGAATAAACTTGTTGCTCGTGAAAATGAATTATGTGTAGTGCCGGAATATCGTGGGAGCATGGTTGCAATCACGTTAATGAAAAAATTTATTGAGTGGGCTAAGACAATGAAGGCAGACGAAGTTTTATTTGAACCATCAACAAACGGTGATATAAATAAGTTTGACGCTATGGCTAAGAGATTAGGTATGGAAATGACTAGCAAAACATATAGGAAAAAATTATGAGTTTACCAAGTTTTGGAGATCCAAGTGTAAGTACTCCTCCTACAACATCGCAACAGTCATATCAAATGGAAGCACCTGAAATTCAAGCACGTAAGCTTGGATTAATGGATATTGCAGGAAGATTAGCGCAAGGAGAACAACCATCTTACGCCGGATTACAAATACCAACTCAACAAATAGCTAATTTTGATCCACAACAACAACAAGCATTTAATTTAGCTTCACAAGGTATTGGATCATACCAACCATATATGGATCGTGCTTCAAGTTTTGCACAAAAAGCAGCAGATCCAACAGCATACAAAGATTTCATGAATCCTTATCAGGATGAAGTTATACGTTCAATAGAAGATCAATTTGCAAAATCAGAAAATCAACAGAACTTAGCAGCAGCTCAAGCTGGTGCATTTGGTGGAGCAAGACAAGGAATTGCAGCTTCTGAACTTGCAGGACAAAAAGCTCAAGCAGTTGGACAAGCGCAAGCACAAGGATTTAATCAAGCTCAACAAATGGCTAATCAAGTTTACGGTGGTGCAGCACAAACTCAAGCGGCATTAGGTGCTCAACAACAAGGTCTTGCAGGTCAAGATATTAACACTCTTCTACAAACTGGTGGAAGACAACAACAACTTGGACAACAAGCATTTGACGCTGACTACAGACAAAAATTACAACAAATGTACGAACCTTATCAACGATTAGGATTTGTTTCAGACATCTATCAAGGTGCTCCAACAAGTGCTTCATCATTGACAATGGCAACTACACCACAAGCCAATCCAATGTCACAAGCAATTGGAATGGGAATCACAGGGTTAGCAGCATATCAAGGATACCAAAACTCACAACCAACAGGAGTTTAAATGAGTAAGACACTTAATCGTCCTATGTTTAAACGTGGACCTGATGGTCAGATGAGACAAGCTAAATTTATTGGTGGTATACTTAGAGCTGCACCACAAGTGTATAGAGCAGCAAAATATTACGCTCCTAAATTTTCAAATATTCCATACAACATAAATAGAATGGTTAATCCAAGAGCAGCAGGAATACAAAATCCTGTGGTTGGAAAAACTGGCCCTAGAAATTTTGCACCTCTTAATAGAAAAGGAAGACCTGGTGGTGATACCTATGATTTTAGATTACAAGAATGGAGTGGTAAATTAAATAACTTAAGAAATAAACATAATTTAACAGCACTAGAAGCTAGTGGTGTAAAAGGTGTTAAAGGATTACCACAAGAAGTTATAGATCATTGGAAAGCTATTCCTAAAATGCCAGGTGGAAGAAAAATAACTGAACAATTAGCTTATCCATTTACATATTCGATGCTAGACAATTGGACTACGGACCATTCTGAAGCTGCATCTAATGTAGATGTGGAAGCAGGATCAACCGTTGAAACAGAAACACAAACAGGGACAACAGAAGGACCAACTGCTAGTGGTGTTATACCAGAAGTAGAAGGACCTATAACACCAGGTAGTGATAATGTTCCTGATGATAGTGTGGCAGATTTAGATTCTAATGATGAATATGATGGCACTGGAACTACTGTAGGTGCTGCAGGTGGACCAATTCCTGATTTAAAATCAGAAGTGCTGGCAGTTGATGATACTATATCAGAAAAATCAATTGAAGATTATAAAGCCGAGCTCCAAGGCATTATGGGTAAAGAAGATGGGACAATGGGACCTCTTATGTTAATGCAACTTGGTTTAGGTATGATGGCGGGCAAATCTAATCAACCTGGGTTTGCTGGTTTTGCTGAAATATTAGGTAAAACAGGACAACAAGTTCTTCCTATGTGGATGCAACACATGCAGAACAAACGTAAAGAAGATAAAGAAATTTCACTTGCGGCTTACGAAATGCTTCGTGAAGACCGTGCATCAAAAAGAAAACGTGCAGACGATTTAACTGATTGGGTTTGGAAAGAAGAATATAAACTGGATAATTGGGTTCAAAAAGAAAACTATAAAAATGCAATGAATCCTCCAGGAGATTTATCTATGATTCAAATGAACACTCCGTTTATTGGTCCTAATGGAGAAATGATTGATAACTGGACAAATGTAAGACAAGTATTTTCTAAGTCACCAGAAGCATTAAATATAATATCTTTAGGTGATCCTAATATTCAAGTTGTTCCATTTAATATGACTGATGCTGGAGCAAAAGCTTCTGGTTTGGGTGATATGAATCTTACTAAAGCACAACGTGGTGAGCAATCATTACTTGCTGGTGTATACAAAAGTAACCTGGAACAAATTTTAAACTTTGTAACTGACCCTGAAATAGGTGTTCACTCAGGTAATTTCCAAACAGGTACAGCTGGTCTTGCTTTAAAGACTGCTAGATTTGTTACTAAAGATGTTCAAAACTTCTTTAATACTTTCTTCCCGAATAATAAAACAGCATCTAATGCTATGTCTGGAATGTATGGAATGATGAGATCACAAACAGAAGACACAATGCAAGGTTTAGTTAACTCACAAATGGGTTTACTTGCCGGTGAAGGAAACATTGCAACTAAAGCACATGGTGGCCAAAAAGATGTTCAATTTGGTAAGTATGATGACGGAAGTGGAAACATTAGAGAAGGTAATTTTGCTACTGAACAATATGTAAGAAACCTAATGGATAATCAATTCTATGACATAGAAGAACAAATGATTAATATGATGGGTTTCTTGGAAGCACGTTTAAAACAGCCTACTGGTCGTCTACTTGCAGATACAATTCAAACTTCAATTAATAATTTGAAAAAAGATAGAATGTTAACTTCAGGTGATCCAAGACAGTATGCAAATAAAATGCATATGTTTGTAAAACGTCTATACAATGCTTATGCTACACACGCAATGAGAGCTGGTATGAAACCTGAAACACAATTTGGTGTAGGTAGATTAAATCAACCACTTACAATTCAAGGATATAATGAATCTTATTTAGGATTCGTTGGGCCAGAAGCAATAGACCAAGGAATTAATTTAGGGTTTTTAGGTCAATTCCCTGATGAAAATCAAACACTTTCAACGGGAAATAATAGTATTTATTCTGGAACAAATGAAGTAAATGTTACAGGGCCAGCAGATTTTGGTGAATTAATGGAATTATATAAATAATGGCTGACTTAATTAAAAAAGGTTTAAACGTTGTAAATCCTTTATCTTCCGATGGTATCTCTGAATTGTTAATGGGAGATGTAGGAAAAGAAAAAGTTATTGGTGCTAAAGATACTGAATATGTAGACTTTAGAAAAACTGTTCCAATTAGTGATGCTGAAGCAAGAATAGATCGCATAAGAAAAAAAAGTGGTGATGCAAAAGACGCTATATTAGGTGGTTTTTGGGATGCAGTTAAAGGTGGTGCAGAAACCGTTTATGATATTTATCAATATGGTCCACGAGGAGTTCCGGAAAATATAAAAAAACAAAGAGCTGCTGAAGCAAAAGCTTTACTTGATAAAGTTAAAGCAGATGAAGAATTACAAATTCAATACGAAAAAGCCTTAGCAAATAGACGACCTGTTGAAACAGTTAGAGCAGAAATTTCTCAAGTAATTGCACAAGCACAAAAAAAAGAAAATGAAAATCCTGGTAGTGTTAATCAAAATGAATTGGAAGCAAGGTTATTAGCTTACGCAAGACAAAATGGATACACGGCACAAGAAATCCAAGGCGGTGGAGATGTTGATGTAAATTTAATGCCAGACCCTTATGGATTAACTACAAGTTCACCTAACCCTTTTCCTGAAGCTGAAAATATAATGAAATTTGGTGGTGGTATTGGGGGTAATATTCTTGGATATAATATGTCAAAGAACTGGGCAATTGCTCAACCTTCTATGTTAGGTAAAGGAGCTCAAGCTTTTGGTAAAGGTGTTCAAGGTGGATTTAAGTTTTGGAAAGGTGGTCCTTATTGGGGACGAATGGCAGGCGCACTTGCTGGTGGTCTTGTTGGTGTATTAACAGCAGATTATGGATATGAAACAGCACTTGACGTAGCTAACCAAGCAGGTGTGTTTGGTAAAAAAGGAATTAATAGACCTGGTGTAACGGAAAGAGCAAGAGGTTTAGTAGACACAGCAGAACAAGAAGTAAAGTTAACGGCGATGGGCGCTTTTATAGCACCTTCTATTAATGGTGTTAGAAACCTTACTAGAGGTTTATTAGGAGCTGGTGATCAAACATTAGCTAAAAAAGGAATGGATCTATCAGAAAAATTTATTCCGGAAGGACAATATGGTGGTAAAACTGGTTGGATGAAAAGAACTGGTGAACCAGATGCAATATTAGGTATTACCGATGTAAGTAAATATAGATCTGTTCAAGGTTTTCCAAATGTATTTTTAAGATTTCCTTTAATTGGCGGTGGAGGAGCAAAGAACCTTGCTCAACGTGCAGAAAAAATGAATGTTATTTTAGATGACATGACTAATCGTATTGCTCCATCAGTTAGTTATAATAGATTGTCTGAAGCAGTGAGCGCATCTTCTAAAGTTACTGTCGGTAATCTTACTAAAGAGTTAACTAAATTAAGAAAAGAATGGTTTGATCATGCAATTTCTAGAGGAGCTAATGTAAAGCTTGCTGGTAATATTGGTGATGGTTCTCCACACGCAATCATTACAGATTTTAAAGCACACATGGCACAAATAACAGGTAAAGGTTTAGATGGTACACCACTTCCAGTTGTAGTTAAAAATAGATTAAACACATTTTTTGATAATATATTACAAGAACCTGGTTCAGTTACATTAGCACGTGCAGATGCAATGTTAGATGAACTTGGACAAATAATGAAAATGGGTGGTATGAAAACTAATCCTACTGCTATTAATTTTGCTGAACAATTTTCTCAATCAATTCAAAATGCTATGAGACAAATTGATTTAGGTGAAGCTGGTAAAGCATCATTAAAACGTTATGATGATCTTTGGTCACAAGGGCAAATGCTTCTTGGTTCTCCAGTTGCAAAGCAATTAGGTTTATCAGAAAATATGTTGTATGGTTATCAAGTTAAACTTGGACAACAAGGTTCTAAATATGCTGATGATTTATTACATACAGCTAAACTTTTAGAATCACCTCAATCTATGAAACATTTACAAGTTCTTGTAGGTGATGACATTTTTAGAGGTATGATGAGAAGGCATATTGAATCAGCATACGACAGTGCATTAAAAGCATGGCCAGGAAAATCATTTTTAGATTTAAATTCACCACTTGCTGCTACAAAAGCATTAAACCAAGAAGGTGTTGCTGCTGCTAAACAAATTGATCCTAAAAAATTTATAGAAAATTTAGGTCTTGATGATAAAAATGGAAAGTTATTTGCAACTATTGATGAAGGATTAAATATAGCACAAAAAGGTATAGGAAAAGATAACCTTCAACCTTGGATGAAATCTTTACCGGATGATTTAATTGATGCCGGAGCTGATGCAAAAACAATTCAAATTTTAGGTGGAAAAGCAAAACAAGTTAAAACTGGTTTTGTAACAGCAAAAGATTTAACAGATTTTGCTACAGTTTTAGAAGCAGGTTTCCGTGGTGGTGTTCCTGATATTAGTACATTCATAGCAAGAAGAGCACAAATTTCTGGTCTTCAAGGAGCTATTAGATCTTTCTTACCAGGTAGAACTATAGGTGGTTCTGCAACTGCTGGAGCTGCAGTGCCGGCTGTAAGCATGGTACACGCTGTTATGTTTTCTTTACTTGCAAGACAAGGTGGTAAAATATTAACTAATCCAATTAATTTAAAAGCAGCTAATCAAATTTTAAAAGCAACAGATGAAGATATTGCAAGAATATGGAATCCTTTTACTTATCATAAATATGGTTCAGCAGCTAAAGCACTTGCTGTTAAAAATGCATTACAAACTATTGGTGCAAACTTTAATGGTGATTTAGAAGAACTTGAATTACAAACTCAAGATGTATTAAATCAACAACGTAGAACTGATCAAGTAAATGCTTATAAACCACCAGACCCTACTGGTAGAGAAGAGATATCTGAAAAGATAAACATCTTTGAAAAAATGAAACAAGCGGCGCAAGCCAAACAAGGAATCCGTGAGGAGTCTGCAAACACTCCTGCGGTAACTGATGTAACTGAAGATATTTCAGTTGCATCTTCTAGCCCAACGTCTGTCGGTGCTACTTCTGGAAATACGTTCGGAGGTGGCACTACAGGCTCATCTATTGCTCTTAATCAAAGTATGAATCCTAATGCGGCAGCTAGTTTATATAGTGGAAACACGGATGCAGCACTAGCGAATCAATTTGGTACTCCTACAGGCCCAACCACTCAAATGCCTACTGCAGCAAGAGGTGGCATAATATCTTTGGTAAGTTAATATGAGTGTAAGAGATGCTATTTGGATTATAGGAATTTTTATAGCACTTGGAGCTACATGGGGTATGACATCGCAACGTATTAATGCTATGGAACGAGACATAGATCGTATAGAAGAAGCTTTAATTTTATTTACAAAAATGGAAGCTAGAATAGCGGTCATAGAAAACGAAGTAAAAAATATAAATAAAAAATTGGATAGATAATGAAACATAATTATGAACACTGCTTAAAAACAATTTTACATCATGAAGGTGGTTATGTTAACCACCCCGAGGACCCAGGTGGAGAAACAAATCTTGGGGTTACTAAAAAAGTATATGAAGAACACGGTGGTACAAAAGACATGAAAGATTTAACAGTCGAAGACGTAGCACCAATTTATAAAAAAGGTTATTGGGATAAAATGAAAGGTGATGATTTACCTTCTGGTTTAGATTTATGTGTATTTGATTTTGGAGTCAATGCAGGACCAGGACGCGGTGCTAAATTTTTACAGAAAATGATTGGCACTACAGTAGACGGGGGCATTGGACCTATGACCTTGGCTAAAGTAAATGAGCATGTAGATAGTCATGGTTTAGAAGAAAGTATAAAACAATATCAAGCAGCCAGACAAGAATATTATGAAAGTCTTTCTACTTTTGGTACTTTTGGAAAAGGATGGACCAGAAGAGTTGATGAAACAACTAAATTAGCATTAGAACTTTTATAAAATCTGTGCTATAATGTCACAGTGCAATTAATTAAGAAATATAATTACGCAGAACTGAAACGTAAAGAAGGGGATGGAAGATTATATCTTACACCCGATGGTCAAGCATTACCTTCCGTTACCACCATACTTTCTAAAACAAAAGATAAAACGTTTTTGAAACAATGGCGTGCAAAAGTAGGCGAAAAAAAAGCAGAGGAAATTATTAAGAGTGCTGGTCAAATTGGCACCGCGCTCCACCTATATATAGAACGTTTTGTGAACGGAGATAAATACAAAGATCTTACGGAAATAGGTATACAAGCAGAAAAAATGGCTCAAAAAATAATAGATGAGGCGTTTAATGACATTACAGAAATATGGGGATCAGAAGTTCACTTATATAATCCTGGAAAATATGCAGGAACAGCAGATATGATTGGTGTATATAAAGGACGACCTGCTATCATGGATTTTAAACAAACAAATAGACCAAAGAAACGTGAATGGATACAAGACTATCTCATGCAACTAGCTGCGTACGCCCAGGCACACAACGCTTTATTTAATACAGAAATTGAACAAGGTGTAGTACTTATGTGTTCTCGTGATTTAACCTTTCAACGATTTGAATTAACTGGTGAAAAATTTACACGCGCTTCTGATGCTTTTATGAAAAAGCTTGATTTATACAACGAAACGCTTATATAATACCCATAGGATGCCTTAATGGGTCCTACTAATCTTGCTTAAATAGGAGGTTTATATGAACGAGCTAGATATATTACGTAACCATTTTCTTGGTTTTCAAAATGACTTTTTTGATAATTTTAGAAGAGTTTCAACTTATCCACCATACAACATAAAAGAAAAAGATGACAAAGGGGTCATTGAATTTGCTGTTGCTGGGTTCGCTGAGAAAGATTTAAAAGTTGAGGTAAAAGAAAACACTTTAAGTGTTTCTGGATGCAAAGAAAAAGAATTACAAGAAGATTTAATGCATAAAGGAATTTCTGATAGAAGTTTTATTAAAAGATTCCAACTTCATAAACAGATTGTTATTAACAATGCTGAATTAAAAGATGGATTATTAAAAGTTTCTTACCACAGGGAAATACCTGAGGCTGAAAAACCTAAACAAATTAAAATTAAATCCAATTAGAAAGTTCTTCGCCGCTAATTTCTTTAGCGATGTTAACTTTATTCCGAAGGGCCTTGATGATTTTTTCATCAACGGTTCCTTTGGATACTAAATCAATATATAATACTGGATTAACTTGTCCTATACGATGAGCTCTATCTTCTGATTGAATTCTTTTTTCTAAATCATAATTATTAGAATAATAAATAACTGTGCTTGCAGCAGTTAATGTAATCCCATATCCACCTGTCTGAGTGTTTCCTATAAAAAAACGACAATCATTCATTCTGTTTTGAAAATCATAAATACAACGTTGCCTGTCCTCTGCTTTAGTTGCACCATAATAAGTACAATAAGAAGTAGGTCCATATTCTTTTTTAATAGCTGCTTCTATGTTTAATATGTCGTGAATGTAATTGGCCCAGATAATTGCTTTACCAGATGTTTCTGCAAGTATTTGCATTAATTCATCTAATCTATTATTTTTAAGATTTAAGGTATCACCACCATCTGTTTTCATATGTCCACATGTTATTTGATGTAATCTCATTAATTGTGTTAAAACATTAACAGCAGTTAATGATTCCCCTTTTAATATAGTCATGGCATTAGCTTTCATTTCACTATAAGCTTTCTTTTGTTCATCAGTTAATTCTATTTCACGCTTGGTGAATGTTTTTTCTGGTAAATCTAAACAATCTTTTTTTAATATACGATAAGAATGTGGTGATACTAACTGTCCTAATTGTGCCAAGTTTTTAAACTTAACAATTTTTTGATATTTATGCGTGCCACCAGCAGCATTTGCTGTTATAACAACTGCATAGCGAGTTCTAAATGCGTAATAACTTTGTTGACCAAGTATGTCCGGATCAAGGAAATCCATTTGAGCCCATAGGTCCATTGGCGACTGGGTCACTGGAGATCCTGTCAATATTCGTCGGTATTTGGCTTCTCTGGATAATGATAAAATATTTTTAGTTCTTTTAGCCTGAGGATTTTTAATTGTCGTGCTTTCGTCAACTATCATCATAGATTTTCCAGTTAAAAATAATTTAGCATAATAAATGCCTTTTTTTGTAGAAAGTGCTTCTACATTCATTATAAATATTTTAAATTTATAATCATTGATATCACGAATATCTTTTAATTGTTGCTTATATTTATCTGTAATGTTTGGTTTCCAAGCTAATACAATTTTTTCTATGTAATCTGGTACGTGGGTGGATATTTCCTGGTCTACCCAATTCATATACGTACCTTTTGGAGCAACTACAAGTAATCTATCTATTTTACCTTTATTATATAATATGCATGCGTTATCCAATGCAATTTTAGTTTTACCTGTACCCATCTCAGCAAAGATGGCAAATGAATCTTTATTCCAACATTTTTTTAATGCATCTTTTTGATGCTCATATGGCTCTGTTTTAAATTTATACATTAGCATAATATGGATCTGCATCTAAACTTTGAAACCATTTAGGTGGGTGTTTCCATTCTCCAATTTTGTGTATATAATAATCTCTATATGCACGCACATAATCATTACATTTAAATTCATCCGGCATACATTGTGGTGGTTCTGAAAAATTAATATAACTACCTTTTAATGGTATAAATTTATTAATAACTTTTTGACATTTGTGAAATTTATTATAACGAGCAGCATATTCTTTAGATAATTCTTGAGCGTGATCAAGAGCCCATGAAAAATTATAATTATTATCACCAACCCATCTAGTCATAGGATGATTAGGATATGCAGCTTTATAACCAATATCAAAACCATTGCGTCTAGCGGCTGTAGATAGCATTTGTGTAGTTTCTAACACCATTTTTACTACATGCTTATCACATTGCATACGTGCAGCACGAGATGGATCCTTATGCAGGAAAAAAATATTCATATAAGCCTTTCTTAATTCTTGCATTACATTATATACCATGTTATAATGCAAATCAAGAAATAAAATTATGACAGTTTACGTTTTACAAGAA